CCCCCCATCACCACGCCCCTGGTTGAAGGCGTCACCCCTGACGGCCAGTACATGACCGAGACCGCCTTCACCGCCATGGTGAAGCCCTACGGCGGCCATATCGAGATCACCGACGAGTTTGACCTGTACCTGCTGGGCAACAAGCACCGCGAGGCCGCGCAGACCCTGGCGAATCAGGCCGCGCTTTCCCTGGACACGATCAGCCGAAACGCGATCAACGCGGGCATGAACGTGCAGTTCGCGGGCAACAATACCAGCCGTGGCACGATTGCCGCTACCGACAAACTGACCTATGCGGATATTAAGAAAGCCGTGCGCACCCTGCGCCGTGCCAACGCGAAGCCCTTCGCGGACGGCTTTTTCCACGGTATCCTGCATACCGACGTATACTTCGACCTGACCAGCGACAGCATGTGGACGGACGTGACCAAGTATCAGGATAAATCCAAGGTGGAGAAGTACGAGCTGGGCACGATCTACAAGGTGAAGTTCTTTGAATCCACCAACGCGATGGTGTTCAAGAACCAGTCCTATATTACCGGCACTGTCGCCGACATCACCGCCAGCGCGGACTTCGACGTGACCAATCGCACCCTGACTACTGCCGCTTCGATCTCTGCCGACCTCGCCCGCGCCCTGACCGGCCTGATGGTGAACGTGCAGTACACCAAGAGTGGCAGCACCGTCAAGACGCCTATGTGCATCGAAAGCGTGGACTACGCGGCCAAGAAGATCAAGTTCCGCTGGGTTCCCGGTACTTCCGTGACCGACGAGTGGACGACCACGAACACTTTGAAGATCGTCCCCTACGGCGGCGGCGCGTCCAATGCTCCCGTGTACTCTACCCTGGTTTACGCGCAGGACAGCTACGGCTCCGTTGAGCTGGGCGGCAATGGCCGCAACGTGGAGACCATTATCAAGTCTCCCAGCTCCAGCGGCCCGGAAGACCCGCTGAACCAGCGCGGCTCTTTGGCCTGGAAGGTCAAGGGCTTCTGCACCGTGATCTTGCAGGATGACTATATCGTGCGTATCGAATCCGGCGCTACTGCCTAACTAAAAAATAACGGGGGCTGCTTTAATTGCGGCCCCCGTTATTTCCCGTATCGAAAGGAGAATTTACTTATGCCGAAAACTACAAGCGTTCCTGTAATTGACGACGGCATTACTTCCGTTTCTCCCGTGGAGGAAAAGGTTGATAACCAGCCCCGCGTCCGCGTGTTTCTTCCGCTGCCGCCCGAGGCCGAAAGCGGTATCAAGGTTGACCCCTATGAGCATGTGACAATTAACGGCGAAAAGCCTGTGTACATCAAGCGCGGCGAGTATGTGGAAGTGACTGTTCCCGTATTCCTGCAACTGCGCAACAAATACCCGAACATTTGAGGTGACGCGCATGACGGTAGGCGAGATCAAGAACGAGGTCATGTTCCAGAGCAATAACGATATTGACGACCTGGAAGATTTTCTGCCGTATCTCATGGACTATATCAACGAAGCCTATGATCAGATGGTGTTTGCCTGGGCGAAAGCGCACGTAGGGGATGAAGAATGGCCGCGCCTCGCGGCGGACACAGACGTCCCCGCGCTCCCGGAATGGACGCACCGTGGCATTGTGGACTTTGTTACCTGGCTCGTCTACCGCAACGGCAACCCGCAAAAGCAGGAGCGAGGGCTGGCCTTCCGGGCCGCGTTCCAGGAGATTCTGGCAGAAATTACAGCTTCCGGCGGGAAAAACGGACGTGTTACCAAGTTCAAAAACATACCTGTATAGGAGATATGCCGATGAACACTTATATTCCTGTGCTTCCGGGCGAAGTAAAGACGCCCGACGACAAATATACGAACATTTTAGAACTGCTGGGAATTACCGGCCTCACGCCCATTGCCGTTGAGAATGACGGACGCCACGACCCGATTGTGGCCGCGCTGCGAATCGGCGGCAATCAGTACGCGCTCGCGGACGTGCTGAAAAAGCTCGGTGACGCTACCGTAGGGAATACGCTTGTGCGTATCACAAAGCCCGAAGACGATTACGTTACAAGCAAGACCTTTGCGGAAATGGCCGCAGCGGATAACCTGGCCGTTACCTGGAACGGAAAAGCTGCTGTGGACGTAGCGTATACTACCACTGACGACGCAATTACAGCGATTGCTGTAAAATTCCTGACCTTCGGCGACGGAACCATGACCGTAAGCACGTTTACGATCAATGCCAGCGGCGTAACGAAAGCGGATGCGGAGTATACCTTGACTGCGCAGCAGGCAGAAGAAGACACCTAAAGGAGTGAGCGCATTTGTCGGCCTATGAGACGTCCGTAGTTATCCCGAGCTTTGCGGGCATTAACCAATCCGGCGACGGGTACAACCAGTCCATGCGCTACGCCCGCGTTATGGAAAACGTGAACGTGTCCGGCGGCTCATTCAGGCCGATGCGCGAGGGCTACCGTTTGCCGCAGACCATGGACAAGCCCATCGGGACGCTTGCCTATCTCCACCGCCGATTTACCGCCGCCGAGGACGAAAGAACCGTGTTGGTGGCGATCAGCGACGGGAAGGTGTATACAAAACTTCTCGACCATGACGACATATGGGTGCAGCGGTATTCCGGCCTGACGGAGGACAACTGCGACTGGGTGACATATGAGGTCAACGAGCGCGACAACGGCTTCGGCGTGACCGTGCCGACGCTTGCGAGCGTGGACGTGCTGCTGTTCTCCAACGCGAAAGACGGCATGTTCTGCCTGTACGGCGATAACCTGCAAGTGTCCCCTGTGAAAACACCGTACAAGTTCGGCGTGTTGGCGCGGTTCAACGAACGCATTTGGGGTTCCGGGATAACAGACATGCCGGATTCCATGGTATACAGCGCACCGTACAACCCGTTTGACTGGTCGGCAAACGCTGAAATCCCGGAGGACGGCGGCGGCGAGATCATGCAGCCGTCCTGGGACGGTGACAGCTTTGCCGCGCTCCGCCAGTGCGGCAGCTATTTGCTGGCGTTCAAGCGAAACTCCGTGTGGCGCATATACGGCACGAATCCCGGCGAGTTTGTCGTTCAGCAGCAGTACGGCGGAGGCACGGTCAACGAAAACACCGTTGCCGTATCCTACGACCACGCATACATGCTGGGAGCCTACGGCATTATGCGCTATGACGGCGACGGCGTGACCCCGTTCCAGCAGGACGTGGTGAAAGACCTGTTCGGCGAGAGTGTGAACCATGCCGCGATCAGCGCCGCGACGGCGGCCATGCGCGACGGCGTATACTGCCTTGCGCTGCCGATCAACGGGAGCACGTTCTGCAACGCTATCCTGGAATACGACACAAGGGAATACACGTTCGCGCTTCGGACGAACATCACGGTTGACAGCTTTTTGAACATCGGCGAAAGACTGTTCTATACCTCGGGTGCGGAGCCGGGGCGAGTGTTTGAGCTGCGGGACGATATCGGCCTGGCGCTCCCTTGCGTGTGGAAGTCGGGCTTCCAGGACTTGGGTATTAAGTCTTCCGCAAAGAGCGCGTTTGTGCTGTACTTCCTGGTGGAGGCCGAAACGGCTTTTGAATTGTATATCACAATGCGCACCGAGAAGAAAGCGAAGCAGAAATGCGTGGTCATAAAGCCCGGAAAGGCAATGAAGGTGCAAATGAACAACCAGGGCAGATTTTTCCAGCTTGAGCTTGAAAGCTACACGTCGGTTCCGTTCTGCATATCGGGCGGTATCAAGATCGATATGGAGCTTGACCCGGATTAAGGAGAAGCCATGACAAACAGACAGGTATCCACGGGCAATCAATACCCGTATCCCGCAGTACCCCGGAAATGGGACGCGGAGGAACGGCAGTTCTCGCAGGGCTTGCGCGGACTGTTCAATATCCTGTTTTCGAGAAAACAAACGGAATACTGCCCGGTTGGCATGATCGTTATCATGGACGCAGCGCCAACGACCTTCGGAACCTGGGAAGAAGTGGATATAGGGATTACCGGGACGAAAGCCTGGAAGCGCCTGAAATAGGAGGAACAAATGCCCATACAGATTGAAAAGCTGAACAGCTTGCAGATTGGCGTACAGGGCGAAAACGCCGCACGGCCCATCGAGATTGACATGACCGCATGGGCGGACGAGTTCCCGGACGCCAGGTTTTATATTTTATTCAAGCCCTATAATTCCGTGTATCCCGCCGTTCCGGTTGTGACCAGCTACGCGGACAATATCCTGACATGGATACCTACATCCAGTGTTACCGCCGTTTCTGGCGTAGGATATGCGGAAGTACGCGCCGTAGACGGCGCTACCGGACTGATTAAAAAAACTCGCGTTGTTCCGGCGAGCGTAGAAAACAGCGTATCCGGTAACGAAACATCCCCCCCTGCGGCTTACGCGGAATGGGTTGACAGTGTACGCCTGTACAAAGAAGCCGCCGAGGCGGCGGCGCAAACGGCTGTAGACAACGCCGAGCTTGCGATTGCGCAGGCCATACAAACCGCCGCGCAGTCTGTGTTTGTCGATACAACACTGACCATAGCGGGACGCGCAGCAGACGCGAAAGCGGCAGGAGACCGGATGCAAGCGCTGGAAGCCCGCATAACCACGGCGCAGACAGACGTTGACGATATAAACGCGGGCGACGACCCAGTAGAATGTACGGCGCTTTCCATAAGCGCCCAAACGCACACGTTTACCGAGGCGGGCGATACATACACGCTTACAGCCACGCCCACCCCATCAAATACGACAAACTCTATTGTGTGGACGAGCACCGAGCCAAGCGTCGCCACGGTGGAGAACGGTGTGGTTACTGCCATAGGCAACGGGACGGCCACGATCACTGCATATTGCGGCGCGTATTCCGCGTCGTGCGCTGTCACTGTCGATCTGGAAGTACACTGCACCGGGATAACGCTTAGCGCAAGCTCGCTTTCGTTTAACGAGCCCAGGCCCGGCACATCGCAAAAACTTCGCTTTATTCTGACCCCTGCCAATACGACAGACCATGTAAGCATCAGCGAATCCCATTCGAGTGTAATAATGGTTTCTGTTTCGGAGAATGAACTTACTGTATACCCTGTTGAGAACGGAACCAGCACAATTACTGTAACGTGCGGCGATGCGTCCGCCACGTGCGCCGTGTCAGTTTCCTTGTACGTGCTCTGTTCAAGCATAACATTAGGAAACAGCACATTGGTTTTTACACAACCGACAGCTGGTGTGCTTTATGCCACGCTCACGCCAGTAGGCACAACGGAACAGCTTACCTGGACGAGCAGCGACACCTCTGTTATCACGGTGGGCAGCGGTATTCCGGGTACAAGTAGCTGCCGTTACCAGACCGTTGGAAACGGAACTGCTTTAATCACAGCGACATGCGGCAACTGTACAAGCATTTGCGCTGTCACTGTAAACATCGATGTTCCCTGCACTGGCATTACTTTAAGCGCCGAAACGCTGACCTTCACGCAGCTTGCTTCGCAAACGCTTACGGCGACGGTTACGCCTGCCAACACTACAAGCGAAATTGTGTGGACAAGCAGCGACCCAAATACCGTTACCGTAGAAAATGGCGTTATTACTCCGAGGTACGGGTTTAACGGCGTAGCGACTATATTCGCAACTTGTGGGGCGTATACTGCAACATGCGCGGTGGCTGTACGGGTTCCCTATGCCGATGTTCCAGCGGTAGGCACAATCAGGCTTACACCCGGCGATCTGTATTTTACCAGTATGACGCCCCAGGCGGAAGTAATGCAGATTTGGCCAGCAGCCGGAGCCGACATAATAGTTTTTGGCAGCACCGACACTTCCGTTTGTACGGTATCTTCCGCAGGGCTTGTAACGCCTGTCGGGAACGGCAGCGCTATTATTTCCGCTTCAGCCCAATACGGCGCGTCGGCCCATTACAGTGTAACCGTCAACATTCCCGCATCCGAGACATAACAGGAGGGACATATGCCCGTACAGATTGAAAAGCTATACAGCTTACAAGTCATTCGGCAAGCGGAAAACGACACGGTGCAGATAGACATGACGGCGTGGGAGGACGCTTTTCCGAGCGCCGCCTTCCGCGTTTTTTTCAAGCCTCCCGACGCCGTTGCCCCGGACGGCTCGGTTACTTCCAGTTACGCGAA